TTTAGCACCTGCTTTTAATAATGCTCTCGCAATATTACCCATCGGTGTTTCTATAATTTTAAGTTTGCCCAAACCGTTTGAATCGTCATAAGTCATTTCTTGAATTATGTGACTCACACGGTCTAAATTTATTTGTAATTCTTCAGGGTGATCTAACTCACCCATCACAGTCTCACCTTTGGCAAGACGTTCTTTTACACTATCAACAGCCTTCTTAATTTCATCTTTGGGATATACTCTACCATTTTGGTTTTTTACATCACCTTGTATGAACAAACCCTGCATATATAGGTCCTTACCATCTTTTGATTCCATTATCTGGACATTAGATGCTTCTGGACTTAGATATTCATAAAGTTTATTAGCCATTGTTTAATCCTCAGTAATTAAAAAGACTTATGCCTTTTTAGGTTCAACTTTAATGTTGTCTGATGGTGTGTGATCTTTTGCTGACTCACCTTTGTTGCCTTCGCCGCCGTCTTTTAGAACAACTGCTTTAGTTTTACCGTCTGCGATTTTAGATGGAGCAGGCATTTTCATACCTTGTTCGTTATCTGCTTGTCCGCCACTTGGTGCCGCTACATTGTCAGAAAGTTTAGTTGCTTCTTCAACAACTTCGTCTGACTCTTCTGCAACTTCTTCGTCTAAGTCATATTCGACTGACTCTAGGTCCATTTCATCTGGCATTTCAGCATCCATTTCTGCTTCTTCGCCGTCTTCTACTTCGCCTTCTTCGTCGTCTGCTAATAATTTTTCAAATTCTGCTTTGAGGTCTTCTAGCTCGTCTTCGATATTATCAACTTTATCTTCTAGGTCTTCTTCACTGTCATCTTCAGCATCTAACTCTAACTCGTCTTCTGCTTCGTCTTCAAATGTACCTTCTTCGTCTGCTGAAATATCATCTGCAAAGTCATTTGATTGATCAATTACTTCATCAACTTCAATTTCTTCTTCGACTGCTTCTTCTTCTGACTCTTCTGCTTCTTCAACAGCCTCTTCCTCAGATTCCTCTGATTCTTCTACTGCTTCTTCTTCTGATTCTTCAGATTCTTCAACTGCTTCTTCCTCTGAAACGTCTTCGTCTAGAACTTTTTCATATTCTGCTCTTGCTTTAGCAACAACATACTCATGAAGCAATTCTTCCGCTTTTTCGTTTTCTTCGGCTAGTAATAGTTCAAGAATGTTTTCTAATTGTGTTCTTGATTCTGACATTGTGGTCTCTCCGATTAAATTTTTTTTTGGTGGCTCAGACGTAAGTGCCTAAACTACCCTGTTAAGTACTTATATGATGTATGTATATTTGTTGCAAAACGGTGTGAAAATGATGTTTTTGATGCGAAAATGGTGATTTCGCATTATTATGTCTTAATATTTACTATTTTAGGTGTTTTACTTAAAAACTAGTTTAAATTAAACCGCCACCTGCATCGCCTGAAGGAGTCGCATACATGACCTTAACAAATTTATCATGTTCTGTTTTTTCTTTGTCTTTAAGGTCCCTTACTTTTCTTAATTTGCCTAACTCTTCCAAAGTAAGTTTGGATTTTCTAGTGTCCTCTTTACTTCTTTTAACAAACTCGTCAAGTTCTGGATTGTAAAATTCTATTAATCTCATTATAAACTACCTGCTCCGCCTGGTGTTATTGGAGGCGTCCCTTCACCTGTATCATCAGTATTTATGCCTTCTTCACCGGCTGTTGGATCTGCCAATGGAATATCTCCTGCTGGTATTTCAAAATTAGGATCTACTGCCATTGGATCATTAGGTCTAATACCCAAGTTTCTAAGTTCTGCAGATTTACCATCCTGTGTTTCGTATTTCTCGTATCCGTTTTCAGATCTCCAGAGCTCTTCGTTTTCTTTTATCTCTTGCTCTGTAAGTCCCAAGTATTTTTTAAGTTTAAATTGGTTGGATAAGTGAGGAACTGCCGCTACTGCATTATATAATTGAGCACGTTCTGTATCCAATTGTAAGTCTTTATATGTGCTAAAATTAAGTGGTTTATTGAATTCTATATTGAATAATGCATTATCTATATCAACACCACGATGCTTTAAAAACATCTTAAATTCTTTATCTAAGTCTTCTTGTATCTGTCTTTGAAGCCTTTCTACATACTTTGCAAACCTATATTCTTGTATATAAGCAACACCTACTTTACCGTCGTTGTATACCGCTGACCCGTCATCAGGCCCTGTAGGTAAGTAAGAACTTGGTATTCTAAGTCCTCTTAATAATTTATTGTTAAAATATCTTAAGTCATCTATTTGTCCTAAATTCTCTCCGCCTGGTAATGTGTCAACTTTACTGCCTCTACCATCTGCCGTTTGTGCAAAGAAATAGTCTTCCAACATACTCATTGGATTATATGCGGCATCTACAACACCACTGCCGTCTGCTTTCTTATTAGGTACACGTTTTTGTTGTACTTCATATTTTACTTGTTCTAAATACTGTCTTGCTTTGTGAGGTGGCATATTACCAACATCAATCATAAACACACGTCTTTCAGGTGCTCTGTGTACCCTGTATATAATTATAGAGTCTTCAAGCAATTCCTTTTGCTTGAAAACCTTAAATATGGGTTCTAATATACTAACACCAAATGGCCATGCATGATCCATTCCTTGTGTTAAACTTACGTGAACAATGTGTTTAGCATCAACAGGAGTGCCTTGATCTGCACCATCTATTGCTCCAGTACCATAAGCATTTGCTGTACTGTTTACGCCTGCCATTACACCTGTAAGACCCTGTCCACTTCCGTATGGTCTTGCATGTAATCCTGCTACACTTGTTGCTGTTAATTCTTCAAATAAAGGTTCTAAATTTTTAATAAAGTAAGTTTCAATCTTCTTACCTTCACTTTCGTTTACAATAACCTTTTCAATGTTTGCAGGATCAACCCAATATAACTTATATGTTTCTGGGTCTCTGATAAAGAATTGATCTCCGTATTTAATAGTACTTCTAAATATACCAAATACTCTTTTGTGTAAATCGTTTAATTTACTCCATTGTTTAATTGTTTTGCTGATAATGGAATTTTCTGTATCTGTAGGATCTGCATTAAACTTGACTTCAAAAGGTAATCCTGAATATTCATCTTCTTGTGTGCCAAATTCTGCGACTGTATCTAAAGCGGCATTTATTTCCAAATCGTTATCCATTTGGTCATACTGCATATATCTCATTAATCTGTTGGGAGAACCTGCATATACTTCAGGTAGCCAACTTGCATATCTGCTGGAAGCCGCACCAGGACCTGTTTCAGACTGGTTGCCTGTTACATTCAGTGGTAATCCACTGTTGTCGACTGATGTAAAATACTTTTTCCAACTCATATAAGATTCCTTTTAGTTATATTACACTATTTATCTGAAGTTGTCAAGAAGAAACTGGGAGTCTTGGCTACATATTGCCTTGTTCTATGGTTTTTGTTTGTTTTCTTGTTAAGAGGATAAGAGTTTCTAGATATGTTTTCATTTCTTCATTGGATAGACCTTGCACGTTATCTGTGTCGAAGGATTGTTTAAAATCAGGGCCGGTTATACCCCTCATATTTTCTGGAATTCTTGACGCCTGCATTTGTAAATTAGTCTCTATCGCTGAGAGTTGGCCTTCTTTATGTAATTTCATAAGCATATCCATAGCCTGTTGTTCTTTTTTGTTTAATGTTGTAGAACCCAAACTGATTATTTGAGCTGGAGAACTTTGAGTACCCGCTGTATTTAAAAATCTTTGACCCTCTACGTCTGCTAGGTAACCAGGTGTCGTTTTACCATATTGATTTGTTCTGGATTTAATTATATCTTGGGTGTCTTTTTTGTCTTTTTTCGGGGGACCAATAAATGCTGGATCTACCGGATCATTATCTTGGGTCTCTTTTTTCGGGGGACCAATAAATGCTGGATCTACCGGATCATTTTTAACTTTAACTATTCCTTCCCTTTCTGCAATACCTTGTGCTGTGGCAAGGCTGTATTTTTGATTCAATGAAGTTTGAATTTCATCTCTTTTAGCATCTTTTTCTGCTTGTATTTCTTCTTCACTTAATTCATAAAAAGGAAGCAATGCTGACTTTATTCTTAAACCTATACCGTGAAGCATTACACCGAATTCCATTGCTATCATATCAAACAATTTTACAAGAGCTGGTTTTACAACATCAGTAAATGTTTTGAAAAATCCTGCATCTTTATTTTTATCTAAGAAATCCTGTACCTTTTGGTTAAATAATCCAATTTTCACAGTCATAAAGTCTATTGCTACAGGAAGTTTTTCACCTAAACTTTTTGCTATTTCTGATTGATCACCTTCTATTCCAAAAAATGTTTGTGCTAGTTCTGTTACTGCATTTCTTAATGCCTTAAAAGAATTATTAAATGCGTCGTAATCTATACCATCTATAAACGACAGTATAAACTTATCTTTTACAGCACCGAATGTAGTTATAAGTTGCGTTCCTGTAGAAGTCAACAAATTCATAGTTCTTTGGAACTCCACTGGAGTTAGATCTACTCCGGCTTCTGCTATTTTTTTCACCGATTTTTCAAATTGCATCACACCTTTAGCCAATGCCAGAGCCTGAGCATCACCTGTTCTGGCAATAGCAAATATTCTCTGTTTTTCTCCCTCGGTCAACAGACCCATGGTTTCTGTAAATTGTAAAGCAACATCTTCGCCGTCTAACAAACCACGGTTAAATCCTTGTACTACCCTATTAAAGTCTCCTGCTAGGCTGGGTAATACAGTTACAAATCTTTTTGCGGCTTCACTGAATCCTATTGCACCAAACGAACCTGCTTCTATGGCCGCCGCGGCTAGTTCACCACCTAGTTCACCACCTGTTGCTCTTAAAACACTTGCAAACTCCTGGGTGCTTTTTATCAGTTCCTGTCTTGCGTCTTCATTTAGCATTAACAGTCTTGCTTGAAAGTCTGATTGTGATTGCAATAATTGTATAGTAAATGCTCGAACAGTTTCAACACTTTCCCCTAATACACCTGAATATTCAATTTGTGTTTCTAAAAGTTTTTCTGTTCGTTGTATTAATCTAGTTCGTTGTTTTTCATCTAATTGGCCAATATTTCCCAATCTAGTTGCAAAGTTTATTTCTTCTTTTAAAATATCTATGTTGTCTTGTAGTGTTAATCCAAAATCGGCACCATTTGCATTTAAGGCATTAAACTGTTTAAGTAAATTATTAATAGAATCTCCTCCCAATGCCTGCATGGCTCCTGCCGCACCTAGAGTAAAGTTAGTGGCTTCCTCTAAACTCATACCCAATGACCTTAAAGCAAAATTAGTATCCATAAATTCGTCGGCTTGATTCAACCCAACATCAGTCAATCGGTTAAGCGATGCAGTATATCTAAATAAAGTATCTGTAGTTAAGGCCGCTATAGCACCAGCAAGTGCGGCAGAGCCCTTCACTACTGTTCCTATAAATCCGCCTAAACCAACTCCCAAAGCCACAGATGCGGCTCTTAATTTACTATATTCTTTAACAGTATTTTTAACTTCTTTTGTTTCTTCTTTTTTTGTTTTTGTGGATTCTTTAGAGGCCTTAGATGCATCATTGGCATCTTTATTACTACCCTTACCTCCTGTAATTGCTTTTATTAACTTTTCGTTTTCGGATTGTATAGTACCTGACAATTTAGACATATCAGACGCCATTTTTTTCATGGTCACTTCTTTAGCCCAATCTGGTACTACTGTTTGTCCATTATCTAAATTAATTGTATCCATCTACTAAAATTCCATTATATGCTGTTTTAACTATGATAAATATATCGTAGATAAACTCATATAGTATTTATCAGAAGAATTAACAGGAGTTTTAATTATGACGAATAAAACAAATCCATTAGCAGGACATTTTAGACAACCTAAATTGTACATGAAATTACCTAGTGGAGGTTTGTTCAATACAGACGAAGATCTAGATTTTCCAGAAAGCAAAGAAGTTGCCGTTTTTCCTATGACAGCAAAGGATGAAATCTTAATGAAGAATCCAGATGCATTGTTGAATGGTGAAGCAGTAGTACAGGTTATTAAGAGTTGTGTTCCTAGTGTATTAAAGCCACAAGAATTAACAAATATAGATGTAGATGCAATACTTATGGGTATTCAGTCTGCTACCTATGGTGACGAAATGGAAGTAACTGCAAAATGTAAAAATTGTGAGGACAAAGAACTAACAGGCACAACAAGTATACAAGACTCATTGGACCAAATACAACCTTTAGAAGAAATTAATATTGCAGAATGGGAAGGGTTAAAAGTAGCACTAAGGCCTGTTAAATATAAAAGCACTATAGAAGCAGGACTTATAAATTTCCAAACAACTAGAAGTTTACAGGGAATATCAGAGTTGCCTGACGATATGGACAAACTGCAAATATTCAACGAAACATTTAATAGAATTGCTGTTTTAAACTTTAACTTAATTGCAGACAGTATAGAAAAAATAATTATGCAGGAAGGAGAAGAAACTATTGAAGTGACTGATCGAGAACATATTATAGAGTTCTTAAATAACTGTGAAGCATCTATTGGAAAGAAAATAGAAGAACAAAGCAGTAAAATTTCCACAAATGGTATTAAAAAAGAAATACAATTCCTTTGTGAAGATTGTGAAGAAGTTACAGAAAGTACAATAGTATTAGATCCTGTAAATTTTTTCATGGCTTCCTAGCGACAGCCGAACCTGAAGAAATAGTTCAGTTCCTAGAGAAGTTAAAAACAGACAGATCGGCACTTTATAAGAACATTGTAGAATTAACAATATACAGTGAAGGCAAAGTTTCTTATACTGAAGCATGGAATATGTCTACTGAAGAAAGGTCGTTATTTATAGAAGTGTTAAGCAACTACACCAAAGCAAAAAACGGCGATAGTTCTGAAAGCAACGAATACTTATAATGTGGTTATATAAACAAAAAGAAGTCACAGAATTACCAGAAGACTGTGAAGCATTTGTATATCTTATCACAAACAATACCAACAATAAAAAATATGTAGGTAAAAAACTTGCAAAGTTTAAAACCACAAAACCCCCTTTAAAAGGCAAAAAGAACAAACGGCGTGGTTATAAAGAATCAGACTGGCGTACTTATTGGGGTAGTAATGATTACTTAAAAGAAGATGTAATTGAGTTAGGTGAAGACAATTTTACAAGAGAAATATTATATTTTTGTCCAAGTAGAGGTGTTGCCAGTTACTTGGAAGCCAAAGAACAATTTGATAGAGAAGTACTATTATCAGACGACTACTACAACGGAATTATCAACGTTAGAGTAGGCGGTTCAAAAATCCTTAAAGAAGCACTATCAGACTGATAACTATTTGCTGATAAGAACTCATTATGGCCCAAACAGACACCAAGTCAAACTAACACAGGCACACATAGGATCATACACCGGCCCCAACCGAGGCAAATTAAATCGGGCTCCTTGACAATCCGTTAAACACGGTGCGGGACTCTGGAGATGTATGACGGCAAAGATACAAACACACGTTAAACAGTATTAAAAGGATGTAGGCTCTGAGAAAAAGCAACCTACAAGTTATGTAATTGAACTTACAAAGGTTACGTGGCTTCCGTGAGATTCGTGACGGTAGTGTATGGGGACAGAAGGCTCACCGGTTCCTAATAGCACCCGAAGTTAAGATGGCGATGGCATCACATGATGACACCATTCTCACCTTGTATAGGTGAGTTATGACTCCAACATACATGATAACGGTATACTTAAAAAAACTTTCAAACAAATGAAAGAGTGAAGTGAAACGAAACGATTGAATGTAGTTTGAAAAGGTCCGTAGGACCTATTTAATGCGTTACTTACAATTCCAACTATGTAAATATTTGTGTTTTGCTAATGTTTCTACTATGTTATCTGGCATATCAATTAATTCACCCAACAACAAATTTCCAATAGTTAATCTTTTATCGTCAAAGTCGTATGGAATTTTTTCCTGTACCTGAGTATAAAATTTAAACATTCTACGCATCTGAGTGTTCTGTGTACTCACAGTATTATATACTCCTTGTCCAAACCACATAAACAATGTGTTACGCATCAGTGTAGTACATTCTATTTGATCAGGAGTAATATCTAAATCATTATCTAGATATACTGAATAAAAAGATTTACCCACATGTGGATATGCCATATATAACTTTCCTGGCTCTCGAGTAATTGTAAAATG